TCATCCGCCCCCTGCGCGAAACCGCCAAGCGTGCGGCTCAAGCCCTCGGTCTGCCCCGCAAGGCGCGCCGCGATCGGCTCCCCTGCGCCAGCAATGCCGCGCAAGTTCATCTCGCGGGCGAACTGCATCGGGTCACGCGTGATCTGCCCGAGCAGAGGTTGCTGCCCGAGCGCCTCGAAATCCGCCTTGCGCAGCGCGGCGGCCGTGTCGAGCGTTTGATTCTGCGATAGTGCATGCTGCGCCTGCGCGCGAAGCTGGTACAAGACCGATTGCGGGATGTCGTCAATCGTCTGGCCGGCCTCCGCGGCGGCGCGCGCGATGGCCTCGTCTGCAGCGTGCGTGCCTGGCGCTCCGGCAATCGGCGGAAGGCCGCCCGCAGGAGGGGCGCCAGAGCCTTGAAACATGCGCCCGATCCTATCCCCTACTGCGCCGGCAACGGGCGCCAGCACAGCCCCAGCGGCGCCGCCAACGGCAGCCTTTCCGGCTGTCTTGCTCCAATAGTTTTCCGTGTCGGTTTCGGGTGTCATTGCCGAGCCGACTGCGCCGGCCGCTGCGCCTGTTCCGGCCCGACCAAGGAATCCCGCAGCGGCCGGGATGCGCGAAGCGAGCGCAACATTACTCGGCGCTGCGAGGTTTCCGGCGAAGCGCGCAGCGTCGAACCCGTCGCGGCCAGCGCTGGCCCGAGCAGCTTCGTACTCTGCATCTTTGGCTTTGATGCGGTCGTTTACCCCGCTTTCGATCACTCCGTATTCGCGCGCAGCCCTATAAAGCGGGTTGTTGGTCGATAGTTCTTCAAAACTCTTCCCTCCGGGAATGTTGGCAAGGAACTGCACAGCCCCCACGACGGGATCGGCCATGCCCTGCATCACGCCGCCGATCGCCGATCCGCGGAGGTTGCCGCTCGGGCCGAATGTGTCTGATAGCCAATTGCCGGCCGTTTCGAGCACCCCTTGCTTTTGCTGGTCCGGTTGTCGCTCGATGGTAAATCGAGACAGGCCGGAGCTTTGATCTGCTGATTGTTGCTGGCTTCTGTCGATTGTGAACTTCGCCATTTAGACCCTCCCCTTGCTTCCGCCAGAACATCGCCACATTTCCGCCACATTTCCGCCACATTTCCGCCACATTTCCGCCACCCCGCCACATTTCCGCCGCGCTTCCGAAATTGCGCGAAATTGCGCGAAATTGCGGAACGCTCTAGAACCCGCCACTCACCAACCCCCCCCTCCGCCTCTGCCAATAATTCGCCACTGTCTGCCGTCCGACCGCATGCGAACGCCAGTGGAGTTGTCCGTAATGATTGTCCCAACCTCCTTGCGAGGGTCTGGAAAAGAGTCAGTCTGGTCTGCTCCCGCGTTAGCCGCCTTCCTGTCGCCGGAAATGGCCGCCTTGCGCGCCTCGAATTCTGCGCGCGCCCGGTCTGCTCCGCTGCCATACTGCCCGCTTCTGTTCAGAACTTCGTCCGCCTTTGGCTCGACGCGCCCGGCCCGCATTCTCGCCGTCTCGATGATGTCTTGCAGCCTGGCCGCTTTGTCAGCAATGGATTTCGGCCCCTCCCCGTACTGCGGGAAGTAGGACTGATGGAGGTTTTGTAGCTGCTCGCGCGTATAGGCTGCGCCGGTCGCCAAAGTGAGCGCCGCGTCGAGCGCGTCCAATTGCGCGTTGTAGACTCGCTGCCGGTTATCCGATCGCGCGAGCGTCCCGGCCGTGTTTCCGAGGGCTGATGCAAGCACCTCTTTTCCGCCAGGGACGATCGATTTTTTGTCCTCTTCGCCGACCTTCTTGACGAGATTAAGCGCCGACTCCATGCGCACCGCGTATCCAGCAGACTTCCGCTCGTCATCCGTTGGCACGGATTCCTTCTGGAATCCTGGAATCGGCTTGACGGCCGACCCGTCCTCGTTCCACATGTAGCCAGATGGAGCTGCGGGGCGCCGCCCTCCGGCCATGTCGGCTTGCTTGCGCTGAATATCGAGCGCGCCAGAGTCCAACCCCTGTTGTTGCTCTGCGCGCTTCATAGCCAGGTCCTGCGCGCTCTGCGTCGCGAGCTTGCTGGCTGCGTCATCTACTCCGTAATCAACGCGCCGACCGTTGATCATCGCCGACAACGGCTGGCCCTTGATCGCGTAGCCCTTTCCTTGGCCGAAAATCTCGATCGGCTGCGAGTAGTCAAGCTGAGGGCTTTGGCCACCCGCCCCGCCCTGCGGAACGGAGTCGAGCCTATACTCGGCTCCGGTCGTGTTGTTTCGCAGCGTATTCATGGGAAGCGGCGCCGCGTCAGGCGCCATCTGCCCGGCCGCCACGAGGTCGCGCAATCTCATCAGTCGGCCGATTCTGTCCATCGAACCTTGATCGTACATGGCCGCCCCTTACCAGATATTCGGGCGAACGAGCCCGGTTGCCGTTGCTGTGCTGGACGCGAGCTGGTTCGCTTTCAGGCGCTGGTCATTCGCCGTCGTCAGCGCCGAAAGCGCGAGCGATCCTCGGTTTTGGTCTGTTCCTGCGCGCAGCCCATATTCGCTGTTTGCAAGCCCCTTCAACCCAAGGTTGTACTGGTCGCGCTGCCCGGATAGCGCGCCCAGGCGGCTGACCTCGTTCCCGTACTCGTCCGATGCCAAGCCCTGCCCGTACTGCGCGAGCGCCGCCAGCGTGTTTCCGCTGCCAAGCATGCCCTTGGCTGCAGCGCCGCGCTCAAGCGCCTGTTGGCCCTGGTTGAAGCGGAACTTGTACGCATTGCTGTCGCTGATCGAGTTCGGATCATTGACTAGCTGCTGCAGTCGCTGTTCGTACGGGTTTGAAGTTTGCGTGCCGCTTGCTGCGCCACCCGCTGCCGACGATGCCTGCGGGTTCAGGTACTGCTGAATCTGCGCCAAGTAATCGGTGCTGCCGATCAGATTTGACGGGTTCGATTGCTGCTTTGCGAGCGCCTGCGACGACAGCTTGCCTTGCAGGTCCTGGCCGCTTATCGGCGCTTCCCACCATCGCGAGACGTTCGCGTAGTTTCCGTTGCCGAGCGCCCGATAGCCGGCCGCCTGCGCCGCTTCGTCGAGCCCGCCGCCGCTGCCAGGGTATTTCGCCCCGAGCCCGTGAAAATCCATCGCTGATTGCATTTTTTCCTCTCAGTCCAATTCGAGCGCTTCAAGCTGCACCGGCAATGCGGCGATGTGCAGCACTTCAAAACTTCTGCGCCGATACGCCCCGCACCGCCGAATGCGCGCCTGCACCGACGACAGATCAACAGGACGGCAGGCCGAGTTCGTCGTGTAGTCGTCGTCCGACCATCGCAGCATCGCCTCGCCGCCCTGCTTCTCGCCGATGACGCGAATCTGACCAATGCTCTTGTAGTTCTCGTTGCCGCTGTCGAGCTTGCCTGTGCGGAGCTTCAGCGCGATCGGGGCGCCGTCGTCGGTGTAGGCGGCCGGAGTGATTTCGACAAGCGCTCCGGTCGTTTCGTGCAGAACAAGGTCGCGGCCGGCCGCAGACACATAGTGCGTGTACCGGAAGTAGCCCTCGTCGTACCCGGTCGCCGTAATCGTGCCCGTCGCCGGGCTTGCGGCGCCGCTGGCGACGCTGAATATGAAGGCGTCGGCGGATGTGACGCGAATCTGTTTCAGGCCGTTGTAGTCGCTTGGCGTTGCCCCCGCGATCGTGACCGCCGCCCCGTCTGCGTAGCCGTGCGCAGTGCATGCCGCGGTCGCCACGCCGCCCGACTGCGTGAGCGTGCATGACTTCGGCGTCTGCGCCGTCAAGCTCGACCATTGCGCCCACGTTCCGGCCGTGGCGTCGTACGCCAGCGTCACGTCAATGTCGCGCAGGCCCAGGATATAGAACGAGTGGCCAGACAGCTTGACGCCGTAGGAATAGACGCTCGATAGGTCGGACGCTGCCAGAATTCGGTCAATGTCCGGCGTACTGACAAGCTGCTGTTGCAGGCCGACCATTTTGTGGACCGCCCGCCCCTTCTGCCGCGCCTTCGAGATCCAATAGACCGTCTCATCAAGCTCCGCGACCGACTCGCCGGAAGCGCAGCCAACAAGCGTAAATGCGGACAGCACAGGCGACAGCGGGGACCCCGTTGGATTGCCGACGTCGTAGAAAAATTCTGTGCTCCATTCCTTGAACGCGACGATGTAGTTCTGCGTCTTGGCCAGCGCAACTCCGCCGCCAGGCTCGATAGCCGCAGTTATGAAGTCCAGCGCGCCCCAGGCTGTCGGGTCATTCAGCCCGCTGTTGTAGATAACGGCATTCTGGTCCATGACGAAGAAATACCCGTCCAGATAGGCGACCCCTGGCACCGTAGTTCGCCCGCCCTTCGCGGTTATCGTGCCCGTTGCCGGCGTCGTCGGAGTCCCGGTGACTGCGTAAGTGAAGTGCGTCGCATCAGTGACGGTAATCAGAACGCTGCCGTTGTATTCAGCTTGTGCAGCGCCAGCGATTGTCACGGTCGATCCAGATTGCCAGTTGACTGGCGCAGGCAGCGTGACCGTCGCAGTCGACCCAGTTCGCGTTATGCTTGTCGGCGTGACCGTGCTCCATCCGGGATAATCTGCGTCGGTGATTTTTGTCAGCACGTTATTCTCGAAATTGAATGCATCGTATGCAGATTTGAAGAACAGGCCGAAAACTGACTGCTCGGCGACATACCCCATCATGTCGAATGGCTGTCCAGCAACGGTCACGGCGAGGACTGGCATCGTTGTCTGCTCAGAAGTATTTGACCGTGACCGATCCAGTCGCAGGGCTTGCCGCTGGCGTTCCGGTCATGTCGTAATAGAGCGCGCCAGTGGCCGAGCTGGCCAGAGGGTTAGCGTTCAGGTAGGCGTCGAAAACCCCGTTGTATTCTGGCTCGTTTGCGCCAGAAACCTCGATTCGCCTGCTGATCGCTGCCGGGCTCAAAACCCCAACGCCAATGGTTGCGACCGTTCCAGAAGAGGTAATCGTTGCCGACGTCTTCGTTTTCCTTGTTAAGATCGCTGCCGGCCCAGAGAAAATATCATAGCCGAGCGGAGAGCCGACAGCTGGGATTGCTGAAGGGACATAGCCAGCCGTCCAGTTGACAGTTGCGTTCGACACTCGACTGTCTGCAGCCAAGATGAACCCGCCAGATTCATACATTCCCGTCGGAAGATATCGCGCCGTTGGCCCGGACCCGTTCGGCGGTATTCCTCCAGAAGATCCCCAGCAGATAACTCCACCAAGCGCGGTAATCGTTTCGTCAAAGCTCTTGACGGTTGCTGCAGTGCTCGCCGCGACAGCCCCGCGCAGTTCGCCAGACCACGGTCCAGGAGAACTTGGCGGCAGGTACATATTCGCGCCGCCATAGATGTCGCCCATTCCATAGCCCGGCTTGAACGTCGCCACATATCGGGAGCTTCCAGGAGGCGATGCGCTCCAATACGCGTCTCCGCCACCAGGCGACGTTGGCGGGTTGTCGATCATCGCGTAATAGCCGCCGACAAGATCGCCTATCGCCACTGACGCAGGAGGAGGGCTGCTGACGTCAATCACGCTGAATTCGTCGCCGTAGATCAGATAAAGCAGCGATCCGCCGAACCCGCTCTGTATGGGCGTCGTGAAATCCCACCCGGTAGCAAGCGCTCCGGGCCGTTTCTTGACTCTCGTGACTCCTCCGCGCGTTTCCGTGTGTGCATTGATCAGGCGCGCGTCTTTCGTCGTATCGCTGATCGAGGTTTTCAGGTCAGTGGCGAGCGGCAGTCTCACGGCGTCAGTATCCACGCTTCGCGGCCGGTCTTGAGCATCAGCGCGCGCTCGTTGCTTGCCTGGCCGGACTCGCGCGCGGACACCTGAAGTCCAGCAAATATCGGCGCCATGTCGTCGTCAGCATCCTCGGTGATCGGCTCGCCAACGGTCAGCGTGAAGGCGTGATCGCCAACGACTGCAACAGCTTTCCCGGCGACACTCGCAAAGCACTGCGCATCGCCGGCCGTGACCGATCCTCGAGAGACGACTCCCGCGCGCTTGAATGCCGATGTCTGGCCGTCGCCCTCAGCCTGCACCGCGGCATTCACAATCAGCGCGCCGGCCGTCAGCGATCCGTCACGGCTTTCGATGTCGGCGGCGAGCGGGATTCTCACGGCTTCAGTATCCGGCAATAAACGCCGCCAGCGAACCGCCGCAACCGCCCGCCAGCGCAATGTCAAAAGTCGCCGCCTGGTTTTGCGTGTTGTTCGCCCGCTTGATGTCCGCCAGCGCCTCGTCTGCTGTGTCGATCACGCGCTGACTCAGCGTAACTGCTGGGTATTCTGGAGCAAGATCGACGGCCAGGGCATAGACCAGCGCCCGCTCGTACCCCGGAGGTAGCGCGATCGTGGCTCCGATGCTTGCGACTGGCGAAATCTGCATGTTCACAGACAACGTGACCGTCAGCGGCTCAAGCGGAACAGGCCAGAATCGCAGCGTTCCGTCTGGAAACGTCGGCTCGTAATAGACGGCCTCGGGCAGTTGGGACTCCTGCGATTTCTGCAGAATCTCGTTCCACTGCGCTTGTGTGAG